AAGCAAAAAGAAAATACTAATAAATTAAATAAATAAACATGGGAAAAGAAAATAAAGAAAAATTATTTGAAGAAAAAGTTATAAAATATAAAGGTGCTAGACATTACTTAATAAAAATGGAAGGTGAAGATAATTTTAAACATCATAGATATGATGAACCAGCTATTGTACCTTTATCAAGAAAAAGTGAATTTAAAAAAGGTTGGTTTTTAAGCGGAATGGAATATACTGAAGAAGTATTTAAAGAAATAATGAAAGAAAGAGAAGGCTTACCTTGGTATAAACAAGCAGCACCAAAAGGTGAAACACATAGAAATTAATATGAGAGAACATACAATACAAGCACAACCTTATCCAGGTGAGCGTCATGAAAAAGCATGGGGTCATGAATTATGGATAGTTAATAACGAAAAATACTGTGGTAAACTATTAGTATTTAAAAAAGATAAAGAATTTTCAATGCATTTTCATTTATTAAAAGATGAAGCATGGTATATTTCAAAAGGTGAATTTGAATATAAATTTATTGATACTGCTGAAGCTGATGAATATATTACTACTCTTAGTGAAGGTGATTGTATTCGTTTACTACCAGGTCAACCTCATCAAATGAAAGCTTTAACTGAAGGAGCTACTATATTTGAAGTATCAACACAACACTTTGACTCAGATAGTTATAGAGTAAAACCGGGTGATTCACAAGCACCTAAAGAAGATGATATTGAACATTCAGAATATTATTGGGATACTGAAAGAAATAAATAGGAATTTTAATAAATATTTTGTATATTAACATAAATATAAAGTTATGAAAATAGGATTTTGTGGTACAATGTCAGTTGGTAAAACAACACTAGTTAATGAGTTAGCTAAATTACCTGAATTTAAAGGTTATAAATCAAGAACTGAACGCTCTAAACATTTAATGGAAATTGGAATACCATTAAATACAGATTCAACATTAAAGGGTCAATTTGTATTTGCTGCTGAAAGAGCTAGTGAGCTATTATGTGATAAAATTTTAACTGATAGAACAGTTATTGATGTTATGGCATTTTGTGAATTATCTAATTCAATGACAGCTAATGAGGCATTTTATTTAAATTCAGCTTTAGCACACTTAATTGATGATTATGATCATTTATTTTATGTATCTCCTGTAGGTGTAAAAATGGAAGACAATGGAGTTAGAGAAACTGATATTAAATATAGAGATGAAATTAATAAAAAAATATTAAGTATCTTAGATTTAAGAGGTATTAAATATACTACAATTCAAGGTAATACTGAAAAACGTATAAAAACTGTTAAATCAGTAGTTTTTTCATGATATTTATAACAAAATATTCTTACAATGAAAAAATCAGAATTTAAAGCACAAATTAAAGAAGAAATAATTGACATATTAGAAGCAGCATCTGCTGAAGATGTTCAAGCTCAAAAAGATTTTAATGATGAATTAGAAAAAACAGCTCAATTAAAAAAAGATGCTGGTATCGAAGAAGGTAATGATTCAGATAAATTCCAAGATGATGGATATGTTAATCATACTTATAAAGATAGCACAATTGATAAATATAATATACCAGTTGAACCAACTGCTGTGTTTGAAGAAGATGAAGATGAACCAAAAGCTAGTGATTTAAAAAAAGAACCATTATCAAAAATTGGTTATAAATTAGCTGACACACAGAAGGAAATGAAGCAAGTAGTTAAAAAATGGTCTGCAACTGAAGAAGGACCTGAAAAAGATAAATTAAAAGACCGTTTAAGAGAATTAACTAAAATTAAAAAGGAACTAGAATCCTTATTAGAAAATAAAAAATAATTATGGGAAAATTGTGGAAAATATTATTAGCAATAGGAGGAATTATTGCTGGACTTTTTATGTTAAAATCAAATGCTAGTAAAAAAGAATTTACTAAAAAAACAAAAGCAAATGATAAAAAAATAAAAGCTGTAAATAAAAAAGTAGCAAAAGTAAAAAAAGAAAAAGCAGTTACCAAAGCTAAAATCCAAAAAACTAAAGATAAAATTAATTCAACTAAATCAAGAGTTAGAAGTACTAAACCAGCAAAATCAACAGTAGATAAATTTAGTAAAAAGTATAGAACTAAAAAATAAATATGAGAATTATATTAATTTTCTTATTAGTATTTATTACATTAAAAAGTTATAGCCAAGATATAGTTAAAATTCCTCAAGATGAACTTGAAGAATTCTTTTTAGCAATTGATACTTTAAAAGAGCAAGATTCAATAAAAACAATATTAATTTTTGATTTAGAATCACAAGTTAGAAATTATGAAATGTTATCTAAACAAGATAGTTTAATATTAAATTACAGACTTCAACAAGTAAAACTTCTTAATGAGCAAATTAAGTTATATGATAATAGATTAAAGCAAGTAGATAAATGGTATAATAAACCATGGGTTGGAGTTGTTGGGGGTGTAATAACTACTTTAATTACAATTCATGTTATAGATTACTCATTACCTAAATAATATGAGTCAAGATTTAAAACAAATAATAAGACATGAGTATCTTAAATGTGCTAAGGACCCTGCACATTTTATGAAAAAATATTGTAATATTCAGCACCCACAAAGAGGTAGAATATTATTTAATTTATTTCCTTTCCAAGAAAAAGTATTGCATTTAATGCAAGAAAATCCTTACTCAATTATTCTTAAATCTAGACAGTTAGGTATATCAACATTATCAGCAGGTTATTCTTTATGGATGATGTTATTTCATAAAGATAAAAATATATTATGTATTGCAACTAAGCAAGAAACAGCTCGTAACATGGTTACAAAGGTAAAATTTATGTATGATAACTTACCTTCATGGTTAAAAATACCAGCTGATGAAAATAATAAACTATCACTTCGACTTAATAATGGGTCAATAATTAAAGCAACATCTGCAAGTTCAGATGCTGGTAGATCAGAAGCAGTATCTTTATTATTAGTTGATGAGGCAGCATTTATTGATCAAATTGGTGAAATATGGGCTTCAGCTCAACAAACATTAGCTACAGGTGGTGGTGCTATAGTATTAAGTACACCTTATGGTACTGGAAATTGGTTTCATAAAACATGGGTATCAGCAGAAAGTAATCAAAATGATTTTGTACCAATTAGATTACCTTGGGATGTACACCCTGAAAGAGATCAAGCATGGAGAGATAGACAAGATGAATTATTAGGTGATCCTAGAATGGCAGCACAAGAGTGTGATTGTGATTTTAGCACATCAGGTGATATAGTATTTTACTCTGAGTGGATTGATTTTATTCAACAAACAACAATACAAAAACCATTAGAAAGAAGAGGTGTAGACCAAAACTTATGGATTTGGGAAGGAGCAGATTATTCAAGAGAATATATGATTACAGCTGATGTAGCTAGAGGTGACGGTAAAGATTTCTCAGCATGTCATGTTATTGATGTTGAAACAAACACACAAGTAGGTGAATATAAAGGACAATTACCTCCAAAAGAATTTGGTTATTTTTTAACTGGATTAGCTACAGAATATAATAATGCTATGTTAGTAGTAGAAAATGCTAATATAGGATGGGCTACTCTAGATGCAATTAGGGAAAGAGGATATAGAAACTTATATCAATCTCCTAAAACAGATAAAATGACTGCTGAATCATATTTAAGAGCATATGAAGGTAGTAGTGAAATGGTTCCTGGTTTTACTATGTCAATGAGAACAAGACCACTTTGTATTAATAAAATGAGAGAGTTTATTGGTGATAAATCAGTAGTTATTCGTTCAAAACGTTTACTTGAAGAAATGAAAGTATTTATTTGGCGTAATGGAAGACCAGAAGCTCAAAGTGGTTATAATGATGACTTGGTTATGTCATTTGGAATTGGTATGTTTCTACGTGACACATCCCCAAAGTTTCAACAACAAAGTTTAGACATGGCAAGAGCAACATTAGGGGGAGTAAAAAGCAATACAGTAAATTGGAGTGGTGGTTATGGAGGTAATAATGCCATTGGTAGTAATGTAGAAAATCCATACAAAGTCAACATAGGTGGTAAAGACCACGATGTAAGTTGGTTAGTAGGATAATAAATATAATATTTATAAACATA